CGCAGGAAAGCACGGACTTGATTACAGGCATCTTCGGCACGGCGAAAGAGGAATTACAAGCGAAAATTGCTGCCAACACGCAAGCCAGCACGGAGGAATTACAGACGATAGTGAGCGAGTATTTCACGCAGTTTCCTGAGTATCGCTCGGAACGTATCGCCCGCACAACGGCTACCTTCCTCACCTCACGGACGCAGCGCGAGACGTGGACGGAAGTAGGAGCAGCGTACAGATGGCTGACCATGCGCGACGGCAGCGTCCGCGATGCGCACATCAAAGCAGACGGGCAGAAACCTGACGAAAACGGCTTTTTTACCATTGGTGGTGAGAAAACGCTGCATCCATGCGGTGCGGGATTAAGCGTGAAGAACGCTGTGAATTGTCGGTGTATGCTTTTTGCGATTCCACTGGAAGAGTAACCAATATCAAAAAAAACGGCAATGAACAACTACAACAATCGCTCCATGACGAGCAACGACCCGCGCTATTTGCAGCGCCAAAGCGGTATGCACCCAAACTACGCTGCGGATAGCGACGCTGAAGAGCAAATGAAGCGTCGCAGAAATCAAGTACGTGATGCACTCAACCGCACGAAAGATGTTGGAAAAATCGAAAAAATTGCGGAGATTCTGAGGGTGTAGTTCAGGTTTTTTCACAATTTCTAATGAGGTCAGAATATGTTCCGAGTAATTTTACGAATCTCGTTTAATAAAGACTATGGTTCAACGGTTGGCAACAAGGTAAAAAAAATTGCCAATGACTTGGGATTAGAGAATACTAAAACAGGCACGTTGGAATCCAACGATATTGACCTTACGGAGGCATCTCGGCTTTTGGGCGAAATATTCGTAGCAATCAATGATGGCGTGGCAAATGCCATAGCAAAAGCTGAGGCAGAAGGAGATATAACAGGTAGTCGTCTAGTAAATCTTGACCATTTTTGGGTTTACATTGACCAAGTAAAACCAGAAGACAATTAGTTTCTAACGCCAACGCACCGATAGCGTAAACAAACGTATCACAGCACGGGCGTACCACTCCAAACGGAGCGGTACGCCCTTTTTTTATTTCTACCATGAGCAACCAAACCAGCGATTTTATATCGCGCTACAAACAACATCCGGCAAGTCCTGTCGCCAATTTCGGCGAGAAATCGGGCTTGGTGGTGAGCCGTGCAACCCAAGTTGTGGAGCAATCCGAAGGCGTGTATCGCTTCAAAATCACCACCAGCGCACTCGACCGCTACAACGATATTGTGCAGCCAAACGGAGTGATACTGGACAACTATAAGGGCAATCCTGTCGTGCTGTTCAATCACAATTCGTACAGCGAACTGCCCATCGGTAGAAACCTCGATATTTACGCCGAGGGCGACGGTCTGGTCGGTATCACGCAAATTCATTCGCTCACAAGCCTCGCTGCGGACGTGTTGAAGCTGCTCAAAGGAGGCTTTCTGAAAGCCACCAGTATCGGTTTTATCCCGCTTGGCTGGCTCGACCGCACACCGAATGACGACGAAAAGCTCTATCCGTCGTGGTTTGGTGAAACCGTGCGCGAATACACCAAATGGGAATTGCTCGAATACTCGATTGTCAATATCCCCGCAAATCCGACTGCGCTTATTCAAAACAGCTTCGGAGCAGCGTTGCACGAGGCATTGGAAAAGAATGTGCTTCAGGGAGACAGCGCAATTTTCCGCCTGTTCGATGACCACATTGCAAAGGAGTTTGCGCGGCATTTCACACAAAAAGCAGCAACTATCTTTTCACATCAACAAGGAAAACAAATGAACCCTGAAGACACATCCGCTCAGGATGGAAAGCAGAAAGCGGGCAGTGTTCTGAACGCGAAGAACAAGGAGCGTGTGCGCCAAGCACTCACCCTTGCCCAAACAAGCCTCGACAACGCGCAGCAAATGGTCACGCTGCTCTCGGAGGTCATGGCAGAGGCAGATACAACAAGTGACACTGGCACAGAAGAAGGTCAGCAATTAAGCGGCGAATCCGGTAAGCTAAAAAGTGAATCTGGTAAGCAAAAATCTGAAGACCCGTCCGTGATTGGTCTCAAGGTTAAAATTGCCAAACTCGAAGAGGAACTGGAAGCGCTAAAAGCTGCTCAAGACGGTGACGACACGAGCGACGACACAGACACAGACACGGAAATTGATTTATCCACCTATTTATCACAAAACGGAGACACGAAATGAGTGTAGTCAAAATGTCGGCAGACGACCTCGAAAAATTGCGCCAAGATGAGCGCAAAGCAGGTGAGGATGCCGGATATGAAAAAGGGCACAAAGAGGGTGTGGAAGAAGGGCGCAAGTCCGTTCCGCCTCAAACAGTGCAGGTAAAACAGCAAGACCCCTACGCGCCGTACAAAGCCTACACCGAGAAATCGGAAGGCTTGATGATGGCACGTTGTATGCGCCATGCGGTAAAAGCAAAGCGCGAAGGTAAAACGCTGGAGGCAATGGTCGAGGTTGCATACGCCGAGACGAACAGCGAGATTGATGGTCGCATCAAGCAACTGATGACGGACGGCGCAGCACGGCAACAAAAATCAATGACGGTGAGCAATCCCGCCAGTGCTGGTTTCCTCGTGAACGAAGTGTTTGCAACGGAGATTATTGCCCTGCTCCGCTCGGAAGCCGTTGTGCGTTCCTTGGGCGCACAAGTGCTGCCGATGCCGGGCGGAAATCTTACCTTCAATGCGCAGGACGTTGGCGCAATCGTTCACTACAAGAGTGAAACAGCCGCGATTGTTCCTTCGCAGCCGGGCTTCAATCAAGACGTGAAGTTGGCAGAGAAAGAGCTTGTCGGTCTTGTACCAATGTCCTATCGCCTTCTGGACAACGCCGATTACTCGGTGGATGTGATTGTCCGCGACGACCTCGCAGCAGCGATGGCAACCCGTGAGGATATTGCGTTCATTCGCGGTGACGGCACGTCGGACACGCCAATCGGTATGCGCAACCGCGTCTTTCCGGCGCACGTTATCGCCGACCCGTATGGCAATAACCCGTCCTTGCAGGACATTCGCAGCGTTTTTGCTACGATGATGCTGCAAATGCGTCGTGCCAATATGCCAAACCGCCGCTTGGGATGGATTATTTCACCACGCACCGAAGCGTATTTAATGACCATTTCGGATGGTCTTGGCAATCCCGTGTTTGAGCGCGAAATGGTTTCCAATCGCACCCTTCGCAATGTTCCCTACCGCGTTTCGACGCAGTTGCCGGAAGATTTGGGCATAAGCGGTCTCGGTACGGAAATTTACCTTGCGGACTTCTCGCAGCTTCTCATTGGCGAATCGAAGTCAATGGAATTCGATGTGATTTTGGATGCTGCGTATGATGATGGCACGGGAACAATCGTTTCCGGCGTGTCCAGTCTGCAAGCTGTGGTGCGCGTTGTAGCTCGTCACGACTTCAACGTGCGGTATCGCAAGGCGATGGTCATTCAAAATCAAGTGGAGTGGGGCGCGTAATCGCCTCCCCTTTCGCTTTCTAATCAACAGAATCAATCATCTCAATAGGATTTACCTATGAATACCGATTTGGTCATTGTTAAGTATCTGAAAGCCGTTCCGCCTTACAACGTAGGCGAAATTGCTGGCAAATCGCCCGAAGAAGCTGAAAAGCTGGTAAAAGGCGGCTTTGCGGAAAAGGTCAATGATGGCAAACCCCAAGCCCCAAAACAGGCAAAAGCGGAGAAATAAGCTATGCCGTACACACCTCGTTATCCCTTGCTGCAAGAGCGGTATCTGCGTTATGCAGAAACCGCCGATGTCAGCGAGGAACAGAAACAAGCGCTCGACGAGTGGCTTCAAGCAATCATTGAGCATTGCACGAACTATTGCGGACAGCCGCTCCTAGAGACCGAAGTACTGCATACGCTACTTGGCGAAGAAAAGCAGGTAAAGTTGTCATACAACCGCGTTCCTGTGGTGTTTTTGTCGCAATCTTCCCAAGCAGATGCTTTTGCCACGCCGACACCAGTAACGGGACAGCAATTCGCCCTAGACCGCATACCGGGCGTTCTTTTCTTGTCATTTTCCGGCACGGTTTCGGGCAGCCGCATTGTGAAATTGCGCGTTGGTTACACCGAAGCAGCGCTGCCGGAGGACATCAAGCAGCTTTTCGTGGAATTGCTTGGTATCGCTTGGAAGGAGAGCGGCAAAGGCGAGAACCGTCTAGGACAGCAAAGCGTCACGCAATCGCTTCAAGGCGGCAACCTCACGCGAGTTTTCACGAGCCTTGACAGGCGAAAAAAAACCGTTTTGGGACCATACAAACTTCCCACACTCTAAACGAAAGCAACGATGAGCAGTCTTGTGGAGCAGCTAGAGCGTGTCGAGCGGGAAATGCCGCGCATCCTGAAAACGGGGATGCAGCGTTTTCCCGTGCTGATGCAAGGATTTATCGGGCAGCAAATGAACTTTTCGCCCCGGCAGTCCGAATCTCTTGTTGCTCCCTCGCGCTCAAAGCAGCTTGCAATCAACAGTGGTGCGCTGTACCGCTCTTTCGGGCAAAATGGCAAAGGTGGCATTTTTACGGTGGACGTTACGGCAAATGCAGCAACGGTGCGCTATGGAACAGCGTTACAGTATGCCCGCATCCACGAAGAAGGCGGCTTTATTGCCACGAAGGGCAAGATGCACAAGTATTTCTGGGCAATGTACTACAAAACAGGCAGCCCGTACTACAAATCGCTTGCGCTGGCGGTTATCAAAAATGGTGGTGTTCGTATTCCGAAACGACCATTTCTTGAGCCGGCACAGGTACAATTTGAAGCAAAAGGCTTGCCAGTGCTGATGAACGATGTGATGAAGGAACTTTCACGAGTATTCAACGGATAGAACAACATGGCAAATAATCGCTTCGAGCATTTCCAAGAGCAGTTTGAAACTGCCTTGCAAAACGACCTCACAGATTTCGCAGTGCTGCAAGCATTTGATGAAAACAAATGGGATACCTATAAGTTTCCCTATGTCTATTGCTTGCAAGCGGGCGAGGTAAAAACTGCCGAAACCGATGAAGGCGGTATGCCCATTGAGCCGTATCTCGTGCAGCGTGAATTTGTGATGTCCATTGGCTACACTGCACCGAAAAGCGCTGCGAATCCTCGTGCGCTGGAGGCGGAAGGCTGGCGTGTTCTTGACCTTGTGGAGCGCACCATTCGTGGTGTGCTGATGGATGAGTTTGAGGACGGCACAGAACGGGCAATACCCAAAATTTCCTATCCGACAGCCTCGGCGCAAGATATTGACCGAACGACCGACACGAAGGCAATACTGCTCATTCGGGGCATTATTGTCTATGACCTATACACGTATTAACAGTTTTTTCACAACGAATGGAGAGTAATAATGGCTAGAGGAACACCGTTTAATCACGGCTCCGGCAAGTGGTGGTATCGTGAAATTCCACAAGCAAACGTGGATGACGGTACTTACACAGCAACAGGTACGTGGGAGGAAGGCTTTTGGATTAAAGAATCCAAGCGCGTTCCGACTGGTAGCAAAACCGAAGTAGAAGGCGAAGGCGAGGAGAAATTCACGCTTTCGAGTACCGAGCAGGTATCGTTTGAAGGCACATTCCTCACAAATGACCTTCTTACTGATGACTTCTTGTCCGATTTGACGAAATACTATCAAATCATCAAGGAAGATACCGCGAAGAAAAAGCCCAACGGCAAACATGAATACACGCTGTATGGCATTGCCAAAGTTTCGGAACGCTCCGAGCGCTCCGGCAAAGGCACAGAGCGCGGTTTCAAGTTCGAGATTCGTGATGTGCCGGATGATTTGGTTATCAGTACAACTCTGACAGGTTCGGCAACTTCGGCAACCGTAGCAATTACCCAACTCAAGGGCAAATACTATAAGGCTGCTGAATTCTAAGCACTATCCTTCACTTTGTCGCTCCTGCTTGTGGTCAATCACGGGTGGGAGCGGCTTCTTTTCATGGAAACACCAATGATGTTCATTATCAATGGCAAAAAATACCGTCTGACGACGGGCGACGCTATCACAGGTCGGCAGTACAAAATGATGCTGGCAACGCTTGAAGAGGTGCTGCCCTTCATCAATGCGCTTATGGACGGTGGCGATGATTCGCAGGAATTGGGCTGGTCGGCGATTCAAGAGATTATTTCAGCATTGCTGAAGAAGGGATTGCTCTTCCGCGCAATGGCAATTTTGCTTGTGCCGGAGGGCGAAGAGCGTTTCACGCCGACGACGATGGAACAGCGTCTTGAGGATATGGAAGACCTCTCGACCGCACAAATCAAAGAGGTGATGACGGGTTTTTTCGGTGGTATCGGGGACTCCCTGAGCGGTACTGGCATTGCTTTCACTCCGATGAAGAAAGCCGACAACTTGATAGAGACAGCCTCCGTTACCTCAAAGAAGAAAAAGGCTACATCCCAACCGTAGAAGAAGAGCCTCCGCACCCGCTCTTTTTCTTGATTTATATGCTTACAGACGGCAATCCCCTCTTGCACGAGCAAGCACTTGACACGCCGCTCTGGATACTTCTCAGCTACGCAGAAACGACCATTTTACGAAACTACGACGATGGCACAAGCGCTGACGGGACAACTGACACTTGATATATCGGGCTTCGTAGGCGCGATACGTCAGGCTATTGACCAAGCCCGTCAGTTTGGCGTGGAAACGGGGAAAAGCCTCCAAAATATCAGCATCAGTATTGACGGAAGCGCGATAAAAGAGGGCTTTGCCGGAGCGCAGCGCGGCGCTAAACAAGCCGGAGAGAATATCGGAGAAGCAGTTTCGGATGGTATAGAACAATCACTTGGCGGCGCAAAAACGGCGTTTTCCAAGATATTTAATGCCAATCAACTGCGCGAGAGCGTTCTGGCAGCAACAGGCGCACTCAACGATGTGGTCAACGTCGGTAATGAATACGAATCAACGCTCGCAGCCGTGGGTGCGGTTACGGGACAATCCGGCGATGCGCTGAATAAATTGGGCGACAGAGGACGTGACCTTGCCAAACAATTTGGTGGCAGTGCGAGTGACCAGTTAAAGAGTTTTCAAGGGATTCTCTCAAAACTTGGTCCCCAAGTGGCGGACAATGCCGACGCGCTGACGCTCATGGCAACAAACGTAAATACGCTTTCGGCAGCCTCCGGCGACGACGCAGCGACCAGCATGAATGCTCTTGTGGACACGATGCTTCAGCTTGGCTTGGTAACAGGTGATGCCACAAAAGACGCTGCGGCAAGTACTGACGTGATGAACGCTCTGGCAGCGTCCGCGAAGGTCGGTGCTGCGGAGATTCCACAGGTGGCGCAATCTATGCTTCAGGTGGGCGTTGCTGCGAAGGGTGCAGGACTGGATGTAAGCTCTACAACAGCAGCGATTCAGGTTTTGGCAGTAGGTGGTAAAACAGGCTCGGAAGCGGGTATTGCGCTCCGAAATGTGCTGGGCTTGTTACAAAAAGCGAGTGGTCCGGCAGAACAGTCGCTCAAAAAAATGGGAACTTCCTCGAAGGAATTGGGCGAACTGCTTACGACAAAAGGCTTGGATGCTGCTTTGGCAAAAGTCAAAGGGGGTATGGACGGTCTGGGCAGCGCTGCGGAACGCAATGCAACGCTCATGACCATTTTCGGCACCGAAAACAGCGCAGCTGCGGGCATTTTGCTGGATAATGTCAAGACATACAAAGACTTCAAAGCGGGGATTGAAAAAGCCGTTGGGGAAGGCGCTGCGGGCGCTGACGGTGCTGTGGCACAGGCAAATGCTCGTCTGGGAACAAGCGAAGCAATTATGAAACGCCTGAAAGCACAGGTGGAGGACGTGTTTATCTCCATCCAGCAAAGACTGGGGAGCGGTTTCAGTGCTGCGATTGGGGCGGTGAATCAACTTGCGCCGACGTTGACGGGACTTGCTGGCATCAAGGCTATTATTCCCGAAGGCGCTTTCGATGGTATCAAAAATGGGCTTGTGACAGCCGTAAAAGGCTTCGGAGGCTTGCAAGGTGTGATGGGAACGTTGGGCGGTTTTGCGCAAAGTGCATTTGCAGCCATCACGGGACCAATCGGTATCACGATTGCGGCAGTCGCGGCGCTCGTGGCTGCGTTCATCTATGCCTACAACAATATTGAACCGTTTAAGAAATTCATTGACGACCTCGTAGCGTCGTTTCTGGCGTTTGTGAACGATGCCGGACAGAAATTTCAGCAGCTTTGGAAAGACCTTGCACCGCTCTTGTCCGAAATTATTGCACTCATCAAAACCGTTGCCGGAGTGATTACGGACGTTTTTGTCGCGGCATTTCAAGCAGTCGTGGGTGTTGTGAGCGCCGTTGTAGGATGGATTCGGCAGTTTGTTGGGGCAACCAATGAAACGAAATCTGCTACGCAGGGCGCGGGCGAGTCGGTCTCTTTCCTGACACGAGCATTTGATTTCTTGCGGGCTTCGATTGAAACCGTGCGGGCAGTCGTTTCCGGCATAATTACGATGTTTCAATCCTTCCGAAATACCGTGAGCGAAGTCGGTAATGCGCTTGCATCGGGGAATTTTGCACAAGCTGTTGCAAAATTGGGCAACATCGGTGGTAATGCAGGTGCGGCATTCTCTAACGGCTTCAATCAAAAAGCTGCGGAAATCTCACTGGACAAGGCAATACAAGGCGTTCAGGATAGTTTGGGCAAAGTATCGGCAGAATACAGCAAGCAGCTTGACGAGGTAAAAAAGAAGCAAGGTGTGACCAATGATGACCAAAAGCGCGTCATTAACGCTCGTTTGCTGGCGGAAATAGACGCTTTGCAAAAGATTCAGTCGGTAGAGGGTTTGACAGTTGACCAAGGGATTCGATTGAAGAAATTTGCCACTGAACAAGAAGCAGCTTTACGCAAGAAAGCAAATGACGAAATAGCTGCTCTTGACCAAGCAGCAAATGCGAAAAACACGCAAGACCGCGCTGCTGCTATCAAAGACGGTTACGAGAGTCTGAGAATCTCTGCCACCGACCTTCGGAAAAATGAAAGTTCTCTGCTCAAAAAGCAAGTGGATGAAGAGAAAAAAGCCATTGAGCAGCGCCTTCTGAACGCAGCCAACAACAAGGCTTTGACGGCAAAGCAAGCCAAAGAAATTGAGGCAATTCTTGATGCTATCGGCAAAAAAGACGGCGACAAAAAAGAGAAAAAAGACGAAGCCGACCTTGCAAAGCTGAAGGAAGAGAACGAAAAACGTATCGCCAAGCTGCGCCAGAGCGCGATTGACGACGAAAACCAGCGCAAGGTAAAATCGCTTGAAGATGCCAATGCTGCGGAATTGCGCCTTGTGGATGAGCAAATTGCCAAGCACAGCACGAAACTTGCTGCGGAACTTCGTGGTATTGAAATCGCATCGGAAGCCGATATCAAGGCTATTCAGAAACGTTTCGCGGCGGAAATCAATGCAAAAGACGAAGCTGCTTCCCGTGAACGTGATAATGGCAATGACAGCGAGGCAGATAAGCTCGAAGCCGAAGCCGCAAAATTGCGTGTGCAGCGTGACGCAGAAGTCGGCGAAGCCCGCAAAAAGACCGAAGAGCGCGTTGAATCCGAGCGCAAACGCATCCTCGAAAACGGGACAGAATTTGAGCGCGAACTTCTGAACAAGCGCCTTCTTATCAACCAGCAGTACGAACTCGACCGGGCAAATCTGCTTGAGGAAATCAAGCGCAAAAAGCGCAGTGATGAACTCAAAACCGAATTGGATGCCGTGCGCTCACAGGTGGATTTGGTCAAAGCAAAAGACGTGGAATCGGCAACCAAGCGCGGTGAATTGAAGCGTCAGGAGCTTGAAAAGCAGCAAGAACTTGAATTGCTTTCGATTATCGCCAAAACGCCGCAAGCAGAGGCACAGCGCAATCGTATCAAGCAAAAATACACCGACCTTTTGCGTCAGGAGCAGCTTAAAACCGAGTTTGAGGCAGAAGAAGCGCGTATTCAACTTATCGAAAATGCTTCCGAGCGGGAATTGCAGTTGTCGCTGCTGGGCTTGAAACGCAAGCGCGATGCGGAACTGGCAACCATCGGCAATAACAGCCGCGCCCGCTTGGATGGGGAATTGCAGTACCAAGAACAGCGTTTCCAAATTGAAACGGAGTATTTGCGCCGTACCAATGCTGCCGTCTCGCTTTCCTACAACATCCGCGAAAAACTGCTGGCAGCGTTTAGCGATACCGGCACGAAGGAAGCCGAACAAAAGCAACAAGAGGATTTGAACAACCTCAAAAAGGAAGAACAAGACCTCTTGAAATCGCTCAACAAGCGCGAGATTTCCTACGTGGAATACCTCGAAAAACTGGAGGCACTGAAGCAAAAGCGCGTGGAAATTGAGAAACAAGGTGCTGGAGCGACGGTGGATTTATCGAAAGCGTTCAATATCGAAGCGGGCATTGCCAAGATGAACGAATCGCTCAAAAAATTCAATCCGGCAGCAGCATTGAACCGCCTTCGCCTTGGGCTTGTGGAAGCGGTAAAAGCGACCTTCACCGAGCAACAAAAATTGCTCGACGGCACGGCAAACCGCTTGGGAACAACGTATGCCGCGCTCAATAATGCACGATTGAAAGCAGAACGGCTGCTGACCGAAAAACTCCGGGCGGAACAAGAAGGGCGCTTGGAAGATGCAAAACGCATCGAAGCTGAGTATAATGCCGCCCGCGACCTCAGCACGGACTTGGAAAAAACGCGACTAGAGGCGCAAGGCAAACTCTATGAGCAGCTTGTCGTCACTGCCGGAGCGCAATTTACGCAGCTTATTCTGCAAGGTGAGGACGCAGGAACGGCGCTTCTCAAGGTGGCTCTTGACCAATTACAGGCTATTGTGCCGCTCTTGGTTGCACAGATTTTCGGACAATCCTTCGCACAGCTTGGTCCCATTGGTGGCGCAGTTGCCTCTGGCTTGGCGATTGCCGCCTTCCAAGGGCTTATTGCCGTCGCCAAGTCCGCGCTCGGCTTCAAGGACGGTGTGGTAGATTTTGACGGTACACAGCGCGGACGGCGCACAATGACGCTTCCGAACATGGGCAGCGACCCGGACAAATACCTCATTCGCGTTGCCGACCACGAAACGATTGTACCGAAGAAACTCAGTCTTCAGCACAAAGACCTCTTCCAATTCATGTTTGCTGGCGGAAACCCGCTTGATTACTATCGTCCGCAGATTCAACAAGAAATCAAGGAAACGGTACGGTATGTGGTTGTCAATGTTCAGCAAGCGGGCGCACAGGCTCAAACGATGCTTGCACCTGTGATGAAGCCGATTGCACTTTCGGCGCAAAATTTTGTTGCCGAAATGCCGAATAACAGTCTGGTACTGCCGCCTGTGGGTAATGCTGCCATGATGAAGCAACAACCACAAACACTTAGCACCGATGCTTTGGAACGCGCCCTCGACCGCACAACAAACCGCTTGGAACGAGTAGAACGGGCGCTTAATTTCGAGCCGCACAGCAATAAGCCTCTGCAAGGCGAAATGAGTGTTCGCGGCGACCGTGTAGCAGTGCTTATCGAAAAAGAACGGAAACGGAGAACGTACTAAAATGGCATTTTTCACTATCACTCTGGCATCGTCAAATACTGAAACGCCGCCAGTTACGGGCGAGACCTACAACGTTCTCATGGCAGACCCCGACTTTGAGAACGAAGGCGAGACCACTGAGTATTTGGGCGGTTACGTGGAAACAAGCCGCGTGGAGCGTATGGTGATTATGGTACGCTTTCTGCAATTCGCTGTACGCGAAAATGACACACGCACCGGGCAAACCTCGTCAGACTACGCCAAGTTGCGTAAGCTGCTGCGCAAAAAACACGTGTGGATTTTGGGCTGTACGACGCAGCGCTGGCAGGATGCGGGTTTTCTGGCGGAATACAACATCACCTTCCCTTTCAAAGTCGAACCAAGCGAACACTCAAAAAGTGAACCATCAGGCGGCTTGATGGAATACTCAGTGAAATTTTTACGACAGGAATTATTATGAAAAACGTCATTTACCAGCATCGTTGGAAGGCAGATAGTGGCTGGCGGTATGAGCTACGCTTTATTCCGTCTGACACCGTGCCGCTTTCGTCTCCTGCCATCAAAAATTTTCCGCCAAACGCCTTTCTCACCAGCGATTTCAAAGCCACCACTGCCTTTGAAACGCTGCCCATTTCGCTGTACAATACGCCGGAATTGACGATAAAGCTCAATTTCTCAGCGCTGCCAAGCGAACTAAAAACGTGGATTGTGGAGTATGCTACCGAAACCGACAGCATTCCGCCTTTTGTGCCACCAACTACTTCGGGAGGCGCATACGGACTGTTGGCACAGATTATCGCCTACTTGATTTATGCCGTCCTTGCGCTTATTGAGAAACTTGGTCCCAAAGTGCCATTGGCGAATTTTTGGATTTTATCAACAGACTTCGGTGATGACGTTCTTCCGTATGACAACTTTACGCGCATCTTTGAGGGCGTACAGAAGCGTGTTCCGACCTCGAAGTACAAGGGCAAAAAGGAACGCGACAGCGTTAAACTGACGGTAGATATTACGATTGTTCACGTCATTCGTGCTATTTCCGAATCGCTGAATGTAGCTTCGTTAGTTGCCTTGACTGCCTTGTTACCGCCTTCGCTGACAGCTATGGGTACGAGCTTTCTCTACGATGCGCTGGTGAAAGACGGTGCGAACGTTCTCGTGCGTCGCCTTTTCAGCAATGGACATATTTTCAAAATCGTTCCTCTGCAAAACTTTCTTCTGTTTGTGCGCGATGAACTGCAAAAATGGTATCGTAAACTTTCACGCGACAATGCAGCTACCTTTGCATTTGATATTGCCATTCCGCACACATTCTATGCGCAATCGGATATTGTTGCCAATACGCCAAGTACCGTCGTGCCGTTTGCAGACCTCAGTTTTGTGGCTCAAATCCGTAAAACTGCCGACAGCGAAACGATAGGCGGGCTGCTATCCAGCGACAAAGACCACGGGTGGGGCAACGGCGATATGTTTGCCAATATGTGGGACTGGTTCAACGATTTTGCGGAAAATTTTTACCTCAAACTAGTGCTTGTTCCGACGTTGAATAATTGCCGTACAAATACGCTCACGTTGCGCTTTGGTGCGGTGTTGCAGAATGTTCAGACGGTTCACGATACGATTGCGCTCACGGAGTTTATTGATTACGATTTTGACCTTGAGCAAGGTGGGAACACGATTCGGGCAGCCAAGAGCGATGAAATCCGAATGCCGAGCGAATCCGACAAGACCTCCGTGATTCAATCGCAGTCCGGCAGCCAGAGCGAGATTGATTTTGCGTTTCACTTTTTCTTGCACAATCTTCCCACAGCCAGTGCCGAAACTGCCGATGAAAGCGGCTCGTACTTGCAAGCGGACGGCTTTAATGTTAATGCCCTGTATCACGTGAACGCGCTTATTCTTGACGGTTCAGAGGGTATTTCTCGCATTCACGAAGCGGTGTTGATTAACGATGGTCTGACCACATATCCCATCGCCAGCGACGAGTATGCAGCCAAGCCTAGTGTCTTTGACAACACCGTCAATGATGCGTATCTCTGGACGGGATATGCCATCAAAACGCAGGAAAAAAGCGGTTTGCCGAATGCGGTTTGCAAGGCAGCACAGAAGCGGTTTGGGCATCGGTATATGTCGCTCTTGACAGGCAGAATCAAGTTGCGTCCCGACCTGAACGGGCTGTACGTGGGCGACGTGTACCCGCTTGATATGTCTATTGTGCCGGAGTTTGCACCGCTCGGCAACAAGGCGCTCTTGCTGAAATGCGAAGCCGACCACAAAGCTGGTCACGCCGACGTTGAATTTCTCACCATTCCTGACTAATCATGCCTACACAGCAAGCCGAAAAGCGCCGAACAACGCAGCCCAAACACGAGGCAAAATACACGCCACCGAAGCGAAATACTTCGACCTCTTATACCGGGGCGCTGACACGTTTGGTGTATTCTTACTCGTCAGATGCGGTGCAATCCGCCACTGTTGCTGCAAAAACGTGGCACGACCACAATTTGCACGTTCCTGTCGTTGACGACTCGCCGCTCGACGAAGTGACCGCCACTGCCCCGTTTGTTCTGAAAAGTCGCGGCGCAACCTACTACGTGCGAGTGTTGGTGCAGTTTGAGCCAAACCCGAACATTGGGCGCTTTATCCTTGCTTGTCGGCGTGGAACACGAGACGCGGAAATGCCCATCTTTGCGGTGCTGCAAAAGACCGACGCGGAGACCAATACTGCCTACCTCGAAATGGTGATGGAAGATGATTTTTACTTCGCCAAAGACGACGAAATGCGGCTTGCGCTGCGGTTTTTCAACGAATCCGCAAGCCCGCAAACGTTGAATATCCTATACGCGGCGATTGCGGTGGCGATTTTGCAGTAAAGAAAACGCCCCGCTTTCGCGGGGCGTTTGCGATTACTTGAGTTTGAAGCCTACCCAGTTGCCATTTTCGTCTAATCCTCTGTTTGCCAGTTGCTGTTTTGCGATAGCTTGCAAGTCCAGTGTTCCGTTGGCACAATGCAGCAGTAGCCTCGTCGGAATGTCAGCGAATAAAAACCTTGGGTTGTCTTCATCACCCCAAATTTGGTAGTTCGGGATTTCGTAGATAGTCCCGGCGTTCTGCTCATAGAGCGGTTTTCCGATGTTGTCTTTGTGGATTGTTGGTTGGCTTTGCATAGTGTATGCTCCGAAAAGAATTTTGGAAGTGAAGCCGTTTGGTGTAGTTGGTAGCTTGTTAAACGGCTTCGTTTTTAATTACATACAAATATACGTTTCATGTGTAACGTATGCAAGGGGATTGTGTAAAAAAGGGAAAAATCTTTTTGAAAAATCAGTCTTGTTGCGGCTTTGAGGCTTTTTCTTGATGAGAACGAATCTTTTCCAGAGCGCTGTCATAGTAATATATTTTATTACGCCCATTTTCGACAGTCTGCTCATAGTCGGCTTTCGCTAAAATCGGCGCTTCTTTCCATTCGACCTTACCTTTCCGTTTGACTTCACGCCCTGTACGGTATTGGATAAGCCGCGCCCTAGATACGCCGACAAGAGTTATCATTTCTTTTGAAGTATATTTTTTCATAGAGAAGAGAAAAAGCCCCGCTTTCGCGGGGCTGAAGGTAAAGTTAAATTCGTTGGATTTCTAGTGGCGTTACGCCCTCAGTAAAAAGTGCATCCTCAATGGTCTGCATCATCTCAAATTCATCTGAGATTGCATCCCAAACTTCTAGCGTTGTAGCATCTACGATTTTTGCAGCATTGCCATACTCGCTGTGCAAGCCTTTGATAGCAGCTTGCGTTTGGCTATCGTTTTGCAGGAAAATTGCGAATTTCATACCTTTGTACTCCGAAATGTAGTTTTGGAAGTGAAGCCGTTTGGTGTAGTTGGTAGCTTGTCAAGCGGCTTCGTTTTTAATTACACACAAACATACGTTTCATGTGTAACGTATGCAAGGGAATTGTATGAAAATTGACAGAAAATATGATAAACGTCCCCCATGCGTCCCCCGAAAAAAGAAAAGCCGCGATAAATCGCGGCTTTGGTGCACCCGTAGAGATTCGAACTCCAAACCTTCTGATCCGTAGTCAGATGCTCTATCCAATTGAGCTACGGGTGCGCAGGGAAAAAAGTGAGCGCGTCTTACGCTACTTTTTTCAACTTATTGATGTGCGTAGCAAGTTTCGATTTGTGATTTGCTGCATAGTTCTTGTGAATGATACCTCTGTCCGCGATGCGGTCAAGCACTTGCGCGGCGCGGCGGAACTTTTGTTCGGCATCGGCAACTTCAGTGCTGGAGATAACATCTTTGATAGCACGTTTTGCCATAACTTTGTAGAAGCGGTTATAGGCTTGGCGTTTTACGTCTTGGCGAACGCGCTTTTCTGATGATACATGATTGGGCATAGCTTAATCTTGGTTATGTAATGACTCTTTATGAACTGCTTGACTGACTAAAACAGACTGCAAATTTAAGGCTTTTTTCCGAACTACGCAAATATTTTTTTCAAAATCTCACAACATACTGCAATCCTATTTGATTCAGCGCTTGATTGCTCGCATATGATGCCCCATCATAGAGCAAATTGCTAATGGTGTGGAGACTAAGACGATAGACAACATCAAACCGCGAATTGGCTGAGATGTAGTAACCAGCGCCAACACCGATAATTGAGGCAACACCGCCTGTCTCCGATTTTGCATAAGGTGAACCGATATATGTATAGCTACCCCGCAGCACAAACGGCTTATTTGGAACATCATATTCGGCACCAATTCCAGCACGAATCTGAGTCGTCAGAAGCGATGTTGCTGCCTGCTGAATTGCTACTGCATCAAGATAATCTCCAGTAACGCGCGTAGCTGCAAGATTACTAATTTCCGCACTACCGCTAATGGTAAAGCCGGACACGTTCGCAGATACGCCAATATTCAAAATCCATGGAAGAGTATAGTTATTTTTCTGCTGCTGCGGGTCGTTAGGATTGTAAAAGACTGAATCGCCTTTGTCAAACACCGCCACATAGCTTCTGCTTGTCTGTTCAAGCACTTGATAATTCAAAGGCAATGTGAACGAAGCACCTGCACGAATATTATCACTAATACGCATCTGTGCGCCCATAATTAAACGCCCGCCTGCAATAATATGATTCACATAATTAACACTGGAGAGACGGCGAAAATCAATATTGGTTAAGTTTCTTGTATCAAGCTGCTGATAGCGGTTTTGGTCATCGCTTTCTTTGAAAACTTGGATA